TGGCCGGATTGTGTTAAGAGATAAAAAAACGGGGAGGGTATGGCCATGACGGAGAGAAAAAAGGAACTGCCATCAATCAGCCTGGAACAATTTATTGACTTCGTGGAGCAGTGCCAGGAAGCTTACCGGTTATCCTATTCTTCTGTGGGGGATGAGGATAAGAGCCTTCAGGATTATCTTCATGCGCTGGAATTTACGGACAATAAATACGATATGCACAATGAGGCCTTGAAGCTGTGGCAGAGCCGGAAAGCCAGGCGCCGGCATAAGGACACCATGCTGTTAAATAAAGAGATTGCCGAGTATTTTTCAGATGGATCCGGCAAGAAGTTTTTGAACGAGCTTCGCCAGCTTCTGGGTAGGCAGAGGAAGCAGGAACAATACGTAGAAGGACAGAGGGCATACCACAGGCGGATGCCGGATAAAGATTAAAAGGCAGGGAGGTGACGCCATTGGACAAACAGATATTAGAGCAGTACATAGATGCCTGTGAGCTGGTCAAAGACACCGAAGAGGAAATAAAGAAGCTGAGGAAGCGCCGCAGGCAGATACAGCAGGACAGTGTGAAAGGTTCATCTCATGAGTTTCCGTATACGCTCCAGACTTATCACTTGGAGGGTCTGGGGTATGCGGCAGTCAAAGACCCGGATGAGCTGGAACGAAGGGAGAAGCTGCTGGAGGAGCGGATCCGTAGGGCGGAGCAGATTAAAGAGCAGGTGGAAGTTTGGCTTCTGACCATATCGCCCAGGATGCAGCGGATTATTCGGTATAAGTTTTTTGAGGAAATGACATGGGGACAGGTGGCTATCCGGATGGGGCGGAAAGCAACTGCGGACAGTGTGAGAATGGAATTTGAAAGATTTATGGCAGCTTAATCAAGTTTGTTCGATTTGTTCACATTGTTCGTTTCCAAAATGTTATAGTGTACCATGAAGCCAAAGGCATTCGGCTGGCGGCTTCTGTACCCCCTTTTATTCGCATAGATGCCGGGGAGACCCGGCGATAAGGATCCTTAGCTCAGTTGGTAGAGCAGGCGGCTGTTAACCACCGTGTCCTAGGTTCGATTCCTGGAGGATCCGCTGGCAGAAGAACCGAGGCAGCCCACCGGGCCCATAACCCGGAGGTCGAGGGTTCGAATCCTTCTCCTACAAGCCATAATAATTTTTCTCCTATTTTTTTCACCCGGCCATGTGCCGGGTGGTTTTCTTTTAAAGAAACTTAGTGTATGATTAAAAAGAGAGGGGGGATTAGAAATGAAAAAATATTGGAGAGAAATATTACTTGCCACTATAGTGGTATTCTTGGTAATACCTTTAAGCATAGCTTTTTCTGTGAGCTTTCGATTTATTTGCACAGACACAAGCAATGAATGGATAGGTTTTTGGGGAGGATATTTAGGCGCAATCTTAGGCGCATTAATTACTTTATACGTTTTATTTCAAACGCTACAAGAAGGAAAAAAGGCTCAAAGAAGGGAAGAACGTATAAATTTTTGTAATTATATTGCAGAAATATCAGGCAGGATTTGTACAGAAGCCAATAAGATAGCTATTTTTGTTCAAAGAGCAGTAAAGAATAATCCCCAACCTATTATGGATAATATTTATAATGCCTTATTGGCGTATAATGAAGTTTCAGGATTATTCCAAAGTTGTACATCAATGCTCTTAGCCAAAATAAATAACCCTAATTATGCAAAAATTGAAATGTTGATGGATTCGATATATGAACTGCAAATTTTAGTAGCCAAAATCAATATAAAAGGCGAAATATACACACAAGAAGAACTGGAAGAACTGTTAAATGATTGCAAGAAAGTCTCTCTTCTTTTGGAAGAAATGAGAGACTGTGTTGCTGACTTTATAGAATCTAATGAAACGATTTAAAGTAATATGGCTTTAGGAATAGCTTCGGCTATCTCTTTTCTTTTACAAAAAGGAGGTGATCCCCATAACCAGAAAACAAAAACTATTCGTACAGGAATATTTGATCGACCTGAACGCCACCCAGGCGGCCATTCGTGCCGGTTACAGCCCGGATACGGCGGGAGAGATAGGGAGTGAAAACCTGAAGAAACCTGACATTCGCGCAAGTATTGACAAAGCAATGGCAGAGCGTTCCCGGCGTCTGGGCCTTAATCAGGACCGGATTTTGCTGGAGCTTGCCAAGATTGCCCTCTTAAACCCGCAGCAGGTAGTCAACCTGAACGATGCTACCATTCGAGAGGATGCGCTTCCGGAAGATCTGGCGGCGGTCGCCTCTGTAAAGGTCAAACGGTTCCCAACCAAGGAAGGAGAGGGCATTGAACGGGAGATTAAGTTCTACGACAAGTCGAAAGCTCTGGAACTGGCCGGTAAGCATCTGGGAATGTTCCGGGATAAGGTGGATGTGAACGTCCAGACGTCTGAGAAGCTGGATGATATTATGAGTCAGCTGGGTGGTGAGGGACTTGAAGAGTAACAACTTTCCCCTTTCCCAGAAATACCTGGATTTTATCAATACAGTGGACGGCGTGGATGCAGACTTCCTGGAGGGGACAACGGCTTCTGGGAAGACAACGGTTGGCGCCGGCGTTAAGTTTATGCGGATGGTGAGCCGTAGTGGAAAGAAGCTGCATATTATCGCATCCAAAACGACAGGTACTGCGGAGAAGAACATTATCCAGCAGGACAATGGAATCCTGGATTTGCACCGCACGGCTCGGTACTATGGAAACGGGGATAAGGATTATAAAATTCCCCATATCAAATTTGAGGAGAAAATTATTTTTGTCCTGGGCTATGATAACCGGGATAAATGGGAGCTTGTGTTAGGTTCTCAGTTTGGCTGCGTTTACATTGACGAGATCAACACAGCCAACATTGATTTTGTCCGGGAGGTGTCTACCAGAAACGATTACCTGATGGCCACGCTGAATCCGGATGATCCGGGTCTTCCGGTGTATAAGGAGTTTATCAACCGTTCCAGACCATACAAAAAATATGAACACGACGTTCCTCCGGAGATTCTGGCGGAGCTGAAAGAGAAGCCAGTACCCAGATGGAGGTACTGGTTTTTTACGTTCCAGGATAATCTGAGCTTGACACCGGAGGCAGTGCAGAAAAAGATGGATGCAGCTCCTCCTGGAACGAAACTATACAAGAACAAGATTTTAGGCCTGCGCGGAAAAGCGACGGGCCTTATTTTTCCGAACTTCGATAGGAAGAAGCATGTAGTATCGATTTCCTGGCTTAAAACGGAGCGGAAGCTTGGGCGGCTGAAATTTAGACGTTTTTCAGCGGGACTGGATACCTCCTATTCCAGCCAGTCTCCAGATACCATTGCCATGCTCTTTTTGGGAATTACCACAGACCGGAGGCTGATCGTGCTGGATGAAAAGGTCTACAGCAACGCAGAACTGGATCAGCCGCTGGCTCCATCTGATACAGTGACGAAATTTTTAGAGTTTCTTGAACGGAATCAAAGGGAGTGGGGACTTGCGAGAGATGTGTTTATTGATTCTGCCGACCAGGCGACCATCACGGAGCTGCGTAAATATAAGCGGCTTCATGGCAGCATCCATAATTTCCTGGACGCTTATAAGGCTCTGCAGATTATTGACCGTATTAAGCTGCAGTTGGGCTGGATTCAGCAAGGGTGCTATCTGGTGGCAGATACCTGCGTAGAGCACATAGCTGAACTGGAGCGGTATTCCTGGCTGGAGGACAAGGACGAACCGGAGGATCGGAATGACCATACGATCAACGCATCCCAGTATGGCTGGATTCCCTGGAGGAATCTGATTGGGTTTGAGGAGGATGAGAAATGAGGTGGCTGACAACATTGAACGAGAATATAAAACGGGGCATCCGTTCCTGGCTGAATGTGCAGCCGGCAAGCCCCTACAGCATCCAGATTCAGGAAATAGTGGATTTTGAGCTGAACGCAATCCGCAACCGTATCTGGTACCGCGGTGATGGGAACGAGCTGGAACAGTTCTATGAGCAGAGCGGAGAAACCGCGGACCGGTATAAGTTCTGGGCGTCTAAATGCACGCCTGGCATGGAAATGAGGAAAATCCACACAGGCCTTCCTGGGTTGATTGTCAAGGTTCTCTCATCCATTGTGATGGCAGATATGAATGAGTTCCAGTTCGAGTCTGGAAAGCAGGAAGAGACCTGGAAGGAAATCGAGAAACAGAATCAGTTTCGGAAAAAGTTAAAGAAAGCGCTGAGAGAGGTGCTGTATATTGGAGACGGAGCCTGGAAGCTGACATTGAATACTCAAAAGAGCGAGTATCCCTTCATTAGCTGGTATCCAGGAGATCGGATAGAACTGGTTTATGACGGGGACGAGCTGGCTGAGGTTGTCTTTAAGACGCCGTATAAGGAGAAAGGGCAGCTGTACGTACTCTATGAGCATTATGGTTATGGCTATATCCGGAATGAGCTATACCTGGGAGAGAAAGAAGTTCCTCTCGATACCATAAAGAGGACCCAGGGGCTCAAAAACTGGGCGTTTGACCCGTCAGTGATTCTGGCAGTTCCGTTTCATATCTATGACAGCGCGAAGTGGGAAGGACGGGGAGGCAGCCTGTTCGACGGGAAATTAGACAGCTTCGACGCCTTTGACGAGGTATGGAGCCAGTGGATGGACGCGCTGCGAAGCGGACGAGCCAGGACCTATATTCCGGACTGCCTGGTTCCGAAAAATCCTAAGACCGGCGAGATGCTGCGCCCGAATCCCTTCGATAACCGGTTCTTTGCCGGGGACAGCGATATGTCGGAGCACGGGGAAAATAAGGTGCAGACGGAACAGCCGGCCATTCCCCATGACAGCTATCTGGCTTCCTATGTGACAGCTCTGGATTTGTGCCTTCAGGGCATTATCAGCCCTTCCACGCTGGGAATCGACGTAAAGAAGTTAGACAATGCAGAGGCCCAGAGGGAAAAGGAAAAGACAACCCTTTACACAAGGGACGCTATCATCGAGGCGCTGCAGACAACGCTTCCGGAACTGATTTCCGCCTGTTTGAACTGCTGCCAGGTTCTGGCGAAGCAGCCGGTGGAGGAAGTAAAGGTAGATATTCCTTTCGGAGAGTATGCAAATCCTTCCTTTGAGAGCCAGGTGGAGACCCTTGCCAAGGCCCGGCCCGGCGTGCCTATGATGAGCATCGAGGCGCAGGTGGAAGAGCTTTATGGGGATAGTAAGGATGAGCAGTGGAAGGCGGAGGAAGTGAAGCGATTGAAGGCAGAGCAGGGCGTTGCAGAGATAGAAGAACCGGGAGTCAATCAGACTGCCGGCTCTTTTCAGATCCAGATGAAGGAAGGGGAGACAGATGCAAGTAAAGGTAATGAACCGGGTATACCGAATGAGCCGGAAGGAGTACCAGGGACTCCTTGAAGTGGCCAGTGAGCAGGTTCCGTTTGGAATTTATGCCCTGGAAAAGGAAGGCTATGCGGAACTCCGCCATGACAGGTGTGAGAGCATTACGCAGTTGAAGAGTCTGTCCAGAGAATTTAAGTCCAGAGGATTCCGTGTATTCAGTAACCGGAACCAGCAAACGGGAAAGCAGTAGAGGAATCCAGAATCAGGAAGGGGGCAGGCGTGTGCAGAAGGATGAATACGAGATCGGCGCCGCCTTTGCAGCCATCGAAGAGGAGCTGACTGCTTCTATGATGCGAAACATGAAGCGCCACCGAGCTGAGGAGACGAAAGAGGGCATCCAGTGGAGCATGTGGCAGGCAGAGCAGCTGAAAGCTCTGGAAAGATACAAGAGGGAGAATAAGAGGCGTTATGCAGGGAAGTTCCAGTCTCTGAACAGAGAGATTGAGGAACTGATCCGGAAAGCCAGGGAAACAGGGGGCATGGAGCAGGAAAAACGAATTCTTCAGGCTATCCGAAGAGGTTTCAAAGGGTTTGGAAAGAATCATTCTCCAGCTCATCAGTCTATGACAGCAGAATTTTTTAAGCTGAATGAGAGAAAGCTGGGAGTTCTGATTGAGGCCGTTACCCACGATATGGAGAAGGCAGAAACAGCCGTTCTCAGAATGGCGGAGGATCAGTACCGAAAGATTATCTTTAACGCCCAGGTTTATGCCAATACAGGGGCCGGAACCTACGAGCAGGCGGTGGATATGGCTTCCAGGGATTTTCTGGCGGCAGGACTAAACTGCATCCAGTACGCCAATGGGGCCCGTCATACGCTTTCTGATTATGCGGATATGGCCATTCGAACTGCCAGCAAGCGGGCTTACCTTCAGGGAGAAGGAGAGAAACGGCAGGAGTGGGGAATCAGCACAGTGATTATGAATAAGCGCGGAAATCCCTGCCCTAAATGTCTTCCCTTTGTTGGAAAGGTGCTGATTGACGATGTGTGGAGCGGCGGCCGAAAAGATGGAGTGGATCCGGAAACAGGGAAACGGTATCCGCTGATGAGTAAAGCCATCGAGGCGGGACTTTATCATCCCAGATGCCGCGATTCTCATACAACCTACTTTCCGGGCATCTCTACGGAGGACGATACCTGGACTAAGAAGGAGCTGGAAGCGATTGGGCAGAATTATGCCAGGGAGCAGAAGGAGCAGTATGCAAAGCGGCAGGCAGAGAAGTATGGGAGGCTGGCGGAGTATTCGCTGGATGAGGAGAATCAAAGGCGTTATGGAATAAAAGCAAAGGAATGGAAAAATGCGAGATTTAAGACTAGTGGAATGACAAGTGGAGAATATGCAGATTCAAAGAGACCACTTGCAAATTTCAAAGCAGTGCCGGCAGGCCAGGTAGTACGGATATTGAGAGAGGATTCACAAGAATGGATTCAAGAACTGACAGATGCAGAAAAAAGAGCAATCCGAAAGTATACATATAATTTCGGTGATAAAAAGCCTAATCGTTTCTTTGAGAGATTAAACGCAATGCTTAGAGGAGACATCATAGAAGATAAAAGATTACATGAATATGCGGAACTTATATCAAGAGGGTTAAAGAAAAATAGACTAAAATATGATGTTATTGCATATAGAGGAATGGATATAGATCCATCATTTGGCATAGCGAAAAATGGTCTGTTTAGAGCAAAGCAATTTTTTAGTACATCCGTTATTGAAAATCGTTCCTTCGATGCAAAATATAAAGTTGTTATTTACGTAAAAAAAGGAAGCAATGCAGCGTATATTGAAAAGCTAAGTTATTTTGAGAAACAGAGGGAACTACTGCTTGACAAGGATTGTATTTATAGAGTAATATCAAGGCAAGGAAATATTATCGAATTGGAGGTAATCTGATTGATGAAAACTCAACGCGATAAGGAATTAGAAGAACGTGAAAAAGCATTGAAAGAGGAACAGATAAAGGCGTTTGAATTAACGCAGGAAGAAATTTCAAAATTAAAAAAAGAAGGACGTATCTAATACCACCAGTCAGTAATGGCCGGTGGGATTTTTATACCCATTTGCAGTTGCGGCGTCGCAACAGGAAGGAGATAAGATGGATTTAAGACCTATGGAATTAAAGGACACAGCTGCCATGATGTTAAGCGAGGACTACAAAGAACGCTTTCAGGCTGAATATGTTCAGCTCAGACTCCGGTATCAGAAATTGAAAAGCATGTTGGATAGATGGGATCAGGGTATGATGGATTTTGAGCCTGCCTGCCCCAGAAGCATTTACAATATGCAGATTCGGGCAATGGAAGATTACATTGCAGTTCTGGAAGCAAGAGCAGTAATGGAAGATATTGTATTATAGTCATAGCAAGTCATAGAATGAGTCATAAGCGCGCAGGGATACCCTGGGCGTTATTTTTCTGCCCGAAGGCATTAAACTACCCGGAGACACCGGGAACCAACTGAGAGTGAGACACACATAAAACTGGATGGGGAGACACCCCGAAAACTGAAAGGAGACACCTATGAAACGAAGATTTCCAATGAATTTACAGCTGTTTGCAGAGGGCGGAGCATCCGGCGGCCAGGGAGACGGCGCAGGAGCTTCTGGAGCTGCAGGGAATCAGCCGGGAGCTTCCGGAACCGGGGCGGCAGGAACCGGCAGCAGCACAGGCATACAGTTCGATTATGAAAAGCTGGCTGGGCTGATTGCGGGAAAAACGTCTGTTACGGAGGATACGGTGCTGAAATCTTATTTTAAGCAGCAGGGACTTTCTCAGGAAGAGATGGTTCAGGCAATTCAGGCGTTTAAGGCCCAGAAAGCGGCGAATCAGCCAGATGTGGGCGCACTCCAGACTCAGGCGGCGCAGGCTCAGGCAGCGGCTCAGAAAGCTCAGCTGGAGAATGCGGCGATTATGGCAGCAGTAGGCCTGGGCGTAGACGCGAAAACCATCCCGTATCTGATTAAAATGACAGATTTTGGCCAGGCTGTCGGCCAGGATGGGAAGATCAACGAGGAGACGGTGTCCAACGCCCTGAAAAAGACGCTGGAGGACGTTCCGGGGTTAAAGCCGGCGCAGAATGGCCAGGGAGGCTTCGTCCAGATGGGAGCCTCCGGAACTGGAAATCAGACACAGACCGATGACGCTGCACTGAAAGCAGCCTTCGGTATTAAGTAGAAAGAGAGGTAACACATGGCAGTTTACGATTATGCAACACAGTTTACTCAGCTTCTGGCTCAGAAGTATGCAAAAGAGCTCTGTTCGGACGCGCTGTCCCAGAGCAATCCCCAGGTGAAGTTCCTGAATGCCCAGACCATCAAGCTCCCGAGGATTACAGTATCCGGCTACAAGGACCACACGAGGACCCTTGGATTTAATGCAGGAACGCTTTCCAATGACTGGGAGCCGAAGAAGCTGGCTCACGACAGAGATATTGAGTTCTGGATTGATCCGATGGACATCGACGAAACAAACCTGGCACTTTCAGTTGCCAACATTCAGAACACGTTCGAGGAGGATCAGGCGATTCCGGAGAAGGACTGTTATCGGTACTCCAAGCTTCACGCGGAGCTGACTTCTTACTCTGGAAGAATCGACACGGAGACTGTGGTAAACGCCGCCAGCTTCCTGGAGGCTTTTGACACAGAGATGGCTCTGATGGATGAGGCAGGAGTTCCGGAGGAGGGAAGAATCCTGTATGTGACGCCCACCATGAATAAGGTTGTCAAAGAGGCAGAAGGAATTCAGCGGGTGGTGACAGTGACAACGCCAGTCAGCGTAAACCGCAAGGTTCACAGCCTGGACGACGTGCAGATTAAGATGGTTCCCTCTGCCCGCATGAAGAGCAAGTACAATTTCACAGAAGGATGTACAGCCGCTCCGGATGCAGACCAGATTAACTGGATCCTGGTTCACCCTTCCTGCGTGGTGGCAAGGGATAAGTACAGCTATATTAAGCTGTTTACTCCAGGCACGGATTCCAGAACGGCAGACGGATATCTGTACCAGAACCGCTGCTACGGCGATTTATTCCTGCTGGAGAAGAAAGTGGCCGGCTGTGCCATGAACGTAACGAAGCATTCATAGGAGGTGCAGAATGAAGGCAGTAAAGGGAAATAAAGTCTACGATGTAAATGAAACCACCCAGAAGAGCTATCAGGAGGCTGGATTTGACATTCTGGACGACGACGGCCAGGTGATTTCCTATGGCCGGGGAAAGACAGTCCACTTTGACGAGTACATGGCTCTGAAAAAGGAAAAGGAGCAGCTGCAGCTGGAGAACCGAGAATTAAGGGAGCAGCTGGCATCTCTGGAAAGAATGCAGGCGGATGCAGGGGAGGAAAAAGACCAGGAGGGAAAGCGGACGAAAACAGCGAAGGCAGGTGAGTAGCATGGCCTACGAACCATATGCTTCTCCAGACTATTACAGAACCGTTTATGAAGGCGCCGCTATACCGGAAGAGAAGCAGGAGCAGGCTCTTCGCCAGGCCTCCCGCCATATTGATTCCCTGACCTACAACCGGATTGTAGGCCAGGGATTTTCTCATTTGACGGAGTTTCAGCAGGAAATCATTCGCGAAGTGGTATGCAGGCAGGCGGATTTTGAGTATGAAAATGCAGACCTTCTGGCAAGCGCGCTGTCTTCCTACAGTATCAACGGCGTCTCGGCGAGGTTTAACGGCCAGGCGTGGAATGTATTCACTGGGAAAGGAGTCGCCATGAAGCGGGATGATTACGCATTATTAGCCCAGACCGGCCTGACCTGCCGGCTGGCGGTGGGGCGATGAGGTGGCCGGAGCTTGTGCCGGAACGGTTCTGCCGGACTCCGGCGCAGGTGACGCTGTATGGAGAGGGACTGACAGAGGACGGAGGCCCGGAGGTGATTTTCTCCGGGGAGGTCTGGTGCAATTACCAGGATAAAGGGAAAACGGTTCTGACTGCGGAGAAAAAGCTGGTGCAGCTGTCCGGATGTGCGCTTCTGCCTGGAGACGCTTTTCCCCAGGCCTCTGTGATTTCTGGAGGGACAATCACGGTATTTGGAATCAAACGGCGGATCTGGCAGGGAGAAAAAGCCAGGAATCCAGATGGAACAGTCAACTACACACGATTGGATGTGATATAGATGAAAGTGAAATCAACGGTAAAGTTAAATATGGGCCGGATCCAGGAGTTAAACCAGGCGGCGGTGTCGGCCTTGGAGAGGACAGCGGAGGCCCTGCATACAGAAGTGGTGCAGGCCCAGGTAATGCCTTTTGAGACAGGGCATCTGCAGGAAGACGCCACCTTTGTGGAGTACAAGCATTCTGCCCAGGGAAAGGTCTCGATTATCTCGTCTACTCCCTATGCCAGACGTCTTTATTACCATCCGGAATACAACTTCCAGACAGACGAGAACCCGTTTGCCGGAGGAGAGTGGTTTAAGCCCTGGCTTCCTGGAGGCGTCAGCGCAGGCTTTGCAAAAGATGCCTTTCAGCGGTTTTATAAGAAGGAGGCAAAGGTATAGATGCTGACATTATCAGATGTAAAGGACTGGCTCAAAACATTCCAGACCGGCGAGCATTTTTATTGTGGAAAGATTGACAGCAAACCAGAGAAAACCATCGGCGTGTATCAGAGAAAGCCGTCTGGGCAGTCCAGAGTGGCCCTGGGAGGTCTGGAAAATACCACATACGAGGTGAAACAGATTTCTGTGCTGGTACACTGGAACCAGTATGCTTCCCAGACGGAGGAAGCGGCAGCCGGCCTGTTTGAGAAAATCCGCCAGGCAGGGGAAGGTGGTCTGACAGTGGGAGATACGAAGGTGTATTTCATCCGCATGGAGGTTCCGGAGCCGGTCGATGTGGGAACTGATGAGAACGGCGTGTACGAGCGGGTGATCTGGTTTGATATGATTTATGAAAGGAGCAGATAGCGATGGCAAAGACAGGAGTATATCCATGTTATGAAAATCAGTTTAAGGTAGGGGACGCCAAGGAAGGAGCTACCTCTATTGCAGATATGGAGACGTTTTCCGTCAGCTTCGACAACGGTGTGGAGGAGTGGACGCCGTTTGACACGGAAGGCTGGGTAAGACGTCTTTTAACGGCAAAGGGCGTTACAATCTCCGTAACTGGAAAGAGAAATGTGGGAGATACAGGAAACGATTATGTGGCGGACAAGGCCTTTAAAAATGGCAGGGACGCAGAGGGGTATTTTGCCTGGACGTTTCCAGACGGAACCACAGTTTCCTGGGATATGGCGGTAATCAATGTGAAAAATATCGGCGCCGGCGATTCGACGGCAGTAGGACCTCTGGAGTTCGATGTGCTGAGCAATGGAAAGCCTACTGTAGCGACAGCGGAAGCTTAGAAAGAAAGGAGAACGAAGATGGCAAAAATAATTGATATTACAGAGAAATTAAACTTTGAGAAGCCGCCGGTTCTGCTCATCCAGGGCCGGGAAATCCATGTTAACGACGACGCGGTGACGATGCTTTCCGTCATGCAGCTGATAGGTGCAGACGAGCCCTCGGTCAAGGAGATTATGAAGGCGTATGAGCAGTTATTTCCAGCAGCAGACAGGATGATTATGGAACAGGAATTAAAGCTGAAATTCAGCGCTCTGATGACAGTCATCCAGGAGGCGGTTCAGCTGATTTCCGGAGAAGTAACACAGGGAGAGTGATGACCCGTACTACGATTTATTTGAGGACTTTGATTTAATCGTGTCATCGTTCTTTGCGCAGTACGGGTTCCGGCTGTATTCCAACGATTTCAAAACCATGAAATGGGATGAATTCCGGGCGCTGATTTCCGGCCTGGGACCGGATACGCCTCTGGGGCGTGTGGTGCAGATTCGTTCAGAAGAGGATGAGGAAGTGCTGAAATATTTTACTCCGGAGCAGAAGAGAATCCGCCGGGAGTGGAGGCTCAGAAATGCTGAGGAAAAGAGTGGGGAAGAGCTTGCTTTTGTGCTGGAATCCTTAAAGCAGGCTTTCATCCAGATGGCGGGAGGTGTTCCGGATTGAGAAGATAAAGAAAACGAAGAAAAAAGTATGCTGTCCCTTCTGCGGGCATCCGGTGAATGCAGTTCAAGCCGAGGATGCCTCCTGCAGAGGGGTCTTTTTTAAATGCAAGAATAAGAATTGCAGAAAAGAATTTGAATTAAAAATCTAGGACGCTGTGCCCATGTGCCTGTCCATTAAAAGGCAGGTGGGATCTATGGGAGCAGACAGCGCAGGCCAGATTGGACTTGATCTGGTCATCAATAAAAACGATTTTGACAGACAGCTAAAGGGAATTCAGTCTACCGCAAAGAAGGCAGGAGCTGCTATAGCGGCAGCCTTTGCTGTGAAAAAGCTGGTCGATTTTTCCGCTCAGTGCATCAAGTTAGGCAGCGACCTTCAGGAAGTGCAGAACGTCGTTGACGTTACCTTTCCGTCCATGTCGAAACAGGTCAATGAGTTTGCCAAGAATGCAATTTCTCAGTTTGGCCTGTCGGAGACGATGGCAAAGCGATTTACCGGAACCTTCGGAGCGATGGCCAAATCTTTTGGCTTTAATGAGCAGGCAGCTTATGAAATGAGTACTGCTCTGACCGGTTTGGCAGGGGATGTGGCCTCCTTCTACAATATCAGCCAAGATGAGGCGTATACCAAGCTGAAATCGGTATTTACTGGAGAGACGGAATCCTTAAAGGATCTGGGCGTAGTAATGACACAGGCTGCCCTTGACCAGTACGCTCTGGCCAATGGCTATGGGAAGATCACGGCAGCCATGTCGGAGGCGGAGAAGGTGGCTCTTCGCTATAGCTTCGTTCAGCAGCAGCTGACTGCGGCGGCCGGAGATTTTGTAAGGACATCCGACAGCTGGGCCAATCAGGTCCGGGTTTTGAATCTCCAGTTTTCCAGTTTGAAGGCTACCATTGGCCAGGGCCTTATTAATGTGTTTACCCCTGTCTTGAAGGTCATTAACTCCGTGATTGCCAAGCTTCAGTCGCTGGCTGACGCTTTTCTTGCCGTGACAAACCTGTTTTCCGGAAAGAAGCAGAAGACGTCCGGCATGGGGCAGGTAGTTCAGGATGCTTCAGAAGCCGCAGGAGCGGGGGGGGGCATCGGAGACGCGGCCAAAGGAGCGGCAGGAGCTGCAAAAAAGGCGGCCAAGGATATGGCCAGGGCGTTTTCTATCGACGAGCTGAACATTGTATCTCCTGAGCCGGAAGCAGGCGGCGGCGGGGGAGCTGCTGGAGGAGCAGGTGGCGGAGTTTCGGGAGGCTTGGAACCGGTTCCAGTGGATACGACGGCACTGGATACATATGACAAAAAGCTTCAGGCTCTTGTTGAGCGTGTAAATGAGCTGAAGAATCTATTCGCTTCAGGATTTCAGATTGGATTTGGCGATGTTGAGGTTCTCGACTCCATTCACAAAAATTTAAAATCAATTCAGGATACCTTTAAGGAGATTGCATCTGACCCAGCAGTTTCAGATGCTTTTTCCAATATGTTAGACAGCCTTGCCTTCAATATTGGAAAAGTAACTGGCTCGATGGCTTCAATTGGGGCCAGTATCGTGGATAATCTTACAGGTGGAATGGCACAGTATTTAAGCCAGAACACGGAAAAGATTAAAGATTATCTGGTTTCAATGTTCGATTTGACGGCGGAGGCAGCAGGGATTGTAGGAGATTTTTCTCAAATTCTCGCTGAAATTTGCGAGGTTTTTCGTTCTGATTCAGCGAAGCAGATTACAGCTGACCTGATTGGTATTTTTGCCAATGCCTTTATGGGCGTGACGGAGCTGGTTGGAAAGTTCGGAACGGATGCAATTGGCGCTTTGGCTCGGCCTTTTACAGAGCAGGCGCCTCTGATCCAGTCATCGCTTCAGACGATTATTGATATTGTATCTGAGGCAACAGGAAGTATAAAAGGGACCTTAGATTACTTTTTCGAAGGCTTACAGGAAACTTATGATACTTCTATAGGTCCTATGATGGACGCATTCGGGAAAGGATTTTCCGAGATAGCAAGGGTTGTGCTGGAAGCATTTCAGACTCACATCCTTCCCATCCTACAGTCTGCAGCAGAACAATTTTCGGCATTCTGTACGGAACGGCTGCAGCCTCTGATAGATAAATTCTTGGAATTTGCGAGCAAGGTTACGGAGTGCATTACCGCGGTATGGCAGAATATTTTAGTCCCATTTATTGCATGGTTTGCCGAAACGATAGCGCCTGTAATTGGAACGCAGATTCAGACAGCTGTTGATGCGTTTTTTCTGTTTTTAGAGGCTGTATCGGAAATTATAAATTCGGTATTGGATGCCTTAAACGGCCTTCTGGATTTTTTGACTGGTATATTTACTGGAGATTGGAAAAAGGCATGGAACGGAATTAAAGCCTTCTTGGCGTCTATCTGGGATTTGATGAAACTTTTAGTTTCAAATGCGATTCAGGCAATTTGGAACATCGTTGTCTCTGCTTTGACTGTAATACAAAATTTGTGGATCACCATCTGGACAGCAATCAAAGATTTTGTAAATTCCATCTGGGAAGGAATTAAGAATATCATCAGCAGTCTGATCGATTCCATCCACCAGAAGATCAGCACCGTGATGGATGGTATCAAGAATGGCATTTCCACTGCTCTTGAGAATATCAAGAAGGCCTGGTCAGATACCTGGGATAATCTGAAAAAGAAAACAGAGGATATTTTCAATAATATCTGGCAGACGATTAAGGGAATTATCAATAAAATCATCGGCGGCGTGGAGAAAATGGCCAACAACGTAGTGCGGGCCATCAATAAGATGATTGAGGCAGTGAACGATGTAGCGGACCATATTCCAGGTATTGACGATGAGCTGATTCCGGAAATCCCAGAAATTCACCTTCCGCGTCTGGCTCAGGGTGGCTATGTGAAGGCCAATACTCCGCGCCTGGCGGTGATTGGAGACAACCGAAGAGAGGGAGAGATTGTATCTCCGGAGAGCAAGCTGCTTGACATGGCTCAGACGGCGGCCCGGATGGCTGCAGGAGGCGGCAGCAGTGAGCAGCTGGAGCGCATGATTGAGCTTCTGGAGAAAATTATCAACTTGATAGAAGCGCTGGATCTGGTAGTCAATGTGGATATTCGGGAAATTCACAGGAAATTAAAAGATCTGGATAAGCGGACCGGATATTCTCTGCGGACAACTTAGAAGGGAGGCCATGAATGGCGAATTTTATTTATATTAACGGCCGGGAATTTCCGTCCCCAGATCGGGGGCTGGAGTTCCTGGTGGCCACCTTTGTGAGTACTGGAAAGAATGCCAACGGGGAGTTTGTGGGCCAGCGGGTAGGAAGAGACCAGTATAAGCTTAACAACCTGGTCTGGAACAAGCTGGACGCGGCTACCTGGTCGGAGATGCTGAAGGAGTTTAAGGCTTTTGTGGTGACGGTACGGTTTCCTGATATGGTAAGCAACGACTGGCTGACGATCCGGATGTACCCGGGAGACCGGACCGCCCAGCCGCTGTTTATCGGACCGGACGGCCTTCCGACTATGTATAGCCAGTGCAAAGTAAATATTGTAGACTGCGGGGAGTTGAGTTAAATGCAGGCAGTAAGTAATGCGTATAAGCGGGAAATGAAAAAGAAATACAGGGATGAATGTTCCTTCCTTCGGGTGACAATCGGGATGATTAATCAGACAGCCCAGGCTTCTGCTTCCGTGGCTGAGCCAAAGGCATTTACCTATTTTTCGGATCTTACAAAGCCTTTTGATAATTATCAGGTGGCGGAGCTTTATGCCGGCTGTGACGAGAACTGGTCTGCCGTGGATGGCAGTATGTATTTCCTGCCAAGAATGAAGCGAGATGTGGTTTTGAATGCAGGGCTGGTGACAGAGAAGCTTTTGGGAGCGGTTGAGATACGTTTCCCTCTGGCGCTGTCCATTAAGGGCCTGACCATTGAATTTGGAAAGGCGTATCCAGTAGATTTTTCCATTGAGTCGGATCAGAATACCGTCCAGGTGGAAGGCAATGCTTCCGGCCATTTTGTGACAGAGGAAATTTTCTCTGACGCTACGTTTCTGCGCCTGGTTCCCAGGAAAATGGCAAACGGCCAGTCCAGATTTCGGATTCATCAGATAACAATGGGAATCGGCATTTATTTTGACAACAGGAAGATTCTTTCCGCGACCAAGAAGGAGCATATCAGTCCGATTACAGAGGATCTGCCAACCATTGATTTTTCTATGACAGCGGCCAACCGGGACCGGGAATTTGACGTGGAAAATTCCGAGTCTTCTGTTCAGTTTTTGGAAATCGGACAGAATGTAGAGGTACTGTATGGACAGGAGCTGGAGGGCGGAAGCGTGGAATGGATGCCTGGGGCGAAGCTGTCTTTAAAAGACTGGTCGGCAGATGACGAGGAGCTGGAAATCGGAGCCTCGGATCGGTTTGACACAATGGAAGAGACTTATTACAGGGGGCGTCTTCACCCAGAAGGGATTTCTTTGTATAAGCTGGCGGATGATGTGTTTCAGGACGCAGGAGTGGACCGTCGGGAGTATTATATCGATCCCTATCTTCAGGATGTCAAAATCCAGAATCCTGTTCCAGCGGTGGCTCATAAAGAGGCGCTGCAGCTGATTGCCAATGCAGGGCGCTGTATTATTTATCAGGACCGGGAGGGGAAGATTTTTATAAAATCCAGCTTTATCCCGGATATGGCAGCGGCTTCGGAGAATGAGGCCTATTTTTCTCACGCGGCCCGAATTCTGGACGGAACCGAAAAGGAAGAGTATGTTCTGGCTGGCAGGAATTATACCCAGGCAGCTGGAGCGCAGACGTTTCTTCCCAGAAAGGGCGGGGAGATTGTGCTGAATACTGGCTATATCAGCGAAGAGACAGCGGACGAGAAGGGAAATTTCTCAAAGAATCCTACAGTTGCGATTACCCTGGAGGCGGCATTTAAGTGCTTCGGGCTGACGCTGGAGTTTGGCCGAAATGCTCCGGAATGTGTGGTTTTTCATTCTTACTATGACGGTAAGCTGCAGGAGGACTACCAGCTGGCAGACTTGCAGGAGACAACGGTGGTTTCCCACGAGTTCCCTGCTTTTGACCGGCTGATTTTAGAGTTTACAAAAGGCTCTCTGGGAAACCGGGTAATTTTGGATAATGTCAGGTTTGGGGACAGTACGGATTATTCTCTGGAATACGGGACGGAGCTTACCAAGACGCCGAAGGGAATCCAGCTGACGAAGGTTCAGGAGCTGCAGGTTATTCGAACTCTTTACGGGGAGAGCGAGGAGGAGAAGGAGCTTGCAAAGGAAACACTTCGCTTTACGCCGGAGGAACCTCGGTATACCTTTTATCTGTCTAATCCTTCCTACGGTTTTTCTGCTGTCCTTACAGAACCGCCAGAAGGGGCGAGCGTCGCCGTTACAGACAGCAGCGCTTATTATGTAACGGTAGAAGTAAAAGGCATAAACGGGACGGCAGAGGTAGCTGTGAATGGACGGGAATATGTCACTTCGCAGGCCAGAACTGTGAAACGGCTGCACACGACGGGGACGGTTGAAGTATGGGAAAATCCTCTGGTGTCGGATGCGGGACTGGCAGAAGACCTGGCAAAGTGGATTGGCGATTACCTGGCGTCTGACCGGGAATATAACCTATCTTACCGGGGAGAACCCAGGATTGACGCCAACGATATCGCCTTTCTGGAAAATAAGTACGTTCCGGATCTGCTGATCCGAATTTATGACCATTCATTGAGCTTTAACGGTGGGGCTCTGTCTGGAACGATGAAAGCGAGGAGGGATATGAGCGGTGTGGTTAGAACCAAAAACCAATTGGAAATCCAGTGATTTTTTCAATATTCAGGATTACAACCGGATTAAGGGGAATCTGAATGAAATCCGGAAACTGGCGCTGACGCTCTGGCCGGATTTTACCTTTGAGGAAATGGGGGAGGATAAAAGCTATGAAGACTACAGCTTTTATGCGGATGAAATGAACCGGTTTGAGGCGAATGTGGAGCATATCTGCCAAGGAACGTTTCCGTTTCAGGTAGGGGAGCGGCAGACGTTTTATGATAATACGCCGTTTATCGGCTGGCAAGAGCTAAATCGTTTGGAAGAGGCCTGCCGCTTGATGTACAGCAATCTGAAAAGCAGGGAGGAAGGCCGTAAAATGCTGGCGTTTACATTGAATGGAGGTTTATTTGGATGAAGAGACTGAAAACAGATTACAAGGACGCCATGTTTGACGGGCAGAGGCGGTACCGTCTGGCGAAAAATGAGGATGATACCTACGGTATTTTGGATGCCACAACGTACACTCAAGTGGGTGATCGGTTTGGAGAAAATGACATTAATGAGACGAACCAGGCGGTGAATGCGCTGATGGAGACCAAGACGATTACCCTGACGGCAGCAGGATGGCAGGGAGAAGGGCCGTATGCTCAGACGGTAGATGTTCCAGATGTGAAGGAAAACGATACGCCGGTGGCCAAGGAAGTAATTCCGAAGGGAACAACAAAAGAAGATGAAAAAGCGATCCGCAAGGCTGCGGCCTGCGTCAGCTATTTTGAAACTGGAAACGGGATGGTGACGTTTACCTGCATTGGAAAGAAACCGGCAACTGATTTTCAGGTAGTAATAAAGGGGGTATAAAATATGGCAATGGGAATATGGCTGCCAGGTGGTGGTGGAGCTTCCAGTGATGATTGTACACTGATGAGAGCTGCTGTGCCGTCCGGAATGAAGGCTGTGACAGCAGACTCAGATGACGAGGCAATGGAGGGTACTCTGAATCCGGACACCACGCTGGCTGACTCGCAGGCCCTGAGCGGCCAGACGTTTTTGAAGTGGAATCCTCAGACGAAGCTGTTTGAAAAGCATACAGGCAATATGGCCAATAAGGGAGCCTGGAACTCCCGTTTAGGGATTAATGGAAAAATTATGATCCCGGCAGGATATCATAATGGATCCGGTTATGTAGATCAGGCTCTTACTACCAAAGGAGCAGCTACATATACGCCGGGCCGAAGCAATCAGGTAATTGGAGCTAACCAGTGGTTATCTGGAGCGCAGACAATTCTGGGAGACCCAAACCTATTAGCTAATAATATTCGCGAAGGTGTGACTATTTTTGGAACGCGTGGGACTGTACAGGAATATAAAACTCCGTCTGTAATTACTAACTACAATGGAACCGTAACG